GTTATACCAGTCATCAACACCAGCAACCTCAACTCTAGAATTTGCCTCAGTAACTTCAAGAAGAATCTTGTCATCTCTAAGAGCACTAATGGTCATTGTAGCGTCATCACCTGGTGTGACACCTCCAATTGCATTACCTGGAATGGTAACTGTACCACTATTTTGATATGCAAGACCCGAATTAGTTGCAGTTACAGTACCAATACCACCAGTTCCATCTCGGTAAACATTAAAAGAGATTCCAGAACCAACGGTGCTTATACCAGCAACACTCAGATATACTCCACTAGATGCTGCAGGAACCCTAGCAGCAGTTGTCAACCCAATGGTTTTAATTGCACCTTGATCCAGATCAAATCCACCAACAGAAGAACCGCCAATAGATACAGTCTCACCAACAGTGTACCCCAATCCTGGGTTAGCAATTACAACACCAGAAGCAACAACGTTACCATCTGTAGAATTTCTTGTAATGTTGAAAGTTGCCTGACTACCAGAACCTGTTGCAGTTCCAGCTATACCAGAGTAAACCTGACCTTGCTGACCATTGACTGGTGTACTGGTAGTAATACCAACAGCAGAGATTGAGTCAACTGGAGAAGCAATTACTCCTGCATTATCAACAAAACTAATTCTTTGACCTTTACTGAAAGAGGAATATGCACTACCCTCAGAATAATTTACTCTAGTATGCCTGCCTGGTTGTGTACCTCCAGTAGAAACTCTAGAGTGAATCTTAACTGAAATTGCACTAAGTCCAATCTCTGGAGTGTCTACAACTTGAGTGATTACCCCTTTCAAATATCCAGTAAAGGATTCAGTTGATCCAACACCAGGAATGACTTGTCCTGTAATATCAACTGTTACACCATAACCAACAGCAGCACCAAGAGATGCTCCAGAAGTTGTCCCAACTCCAATAATTTGGTCACCTAAGTCATCAATGACGCAAACCTTGAGGTTATTAGACCAGGAACCTGGATTTTTTGCAGCATATAAGAAGTTAGATGCAGCACTAGCATAGTTGCTGTTATAGTCGTCAAAATTCTTAATCTTTGTGCCTGCAATTAGAGCAGTTCCAATACCAACATTCGAGTTGGAAATTAAAGCTCCATCGGTACGCACTACTTTGAGAATGCCACCGTATTGTAAGTAAGAAGATGCAGACATCCAGTACTCATACTGATTGTCCTCGGTTTGGGGTTTGCCGAAATTGTTTATGAACTCTTGCTCGTTGGCAATAGTAATTGGTTCATTAACAGGTCCACGTTCAAACGGACCTGCTATTGCGCCAATATTATCAAGAACGTTCTCAGCTCTCCCTACCGTTAAGTCCACCTCTCTGGTTAATACACCAGGAGATAATTGAGGAGTCGCCATGGATTCTGTCTCCTTGTTAGTCTCAGTTTATCTGAAAATATTTATTAAAAAGACCATTTACGCGGGGAATGTTGGCGTGATCCTACCAATCGGGGTATTCCCAAGCGTTTAAAGTTTTCCTAACTCTCTTTTTTGTACATTCCTTACACTCATATGAAAATGATGATGGTATTGCACCTCTATCTTTTCTGGTCCTATAAAATCCCTCTATGAGATTCTTTCTCTCACCACAACTTCTACACTTTCTATCATGAAGTAGTAAGTGCCCAAACTTTAGTTGACCATCTAAGTCCATTATTCACCTATCAATTGTAATCCCACATATAAGACATATCACCGTATTCATCCGTATGCCATCTATCACCTACATTATCAACAAAACTGGTCTCATCTAATCCATCATTCAAGAATCCAAATGGTGCCATATCCTGCTCTATCTGATTTTTCTGTTCTTCATAAAGTCTTTTACGAACATCTTGATCGGTTAGTTCTTTAAAATAATCTTGCTGAACTAACCATGCATATATGACCAAACACATTGCAAGGTCATCATTACATCCATCTTCAGCTTCAAATGAGTTATGTTTTTGAATAAACGTTGTAAGTTCTGCAATTATGTCGTAATCTTTGAATACTAATTTATCTTCTTCAATTAGAGTTTTTAAGTTTAGGCAACCAATTTTCTTTACCGTCTTGGACATCTTAACGCCAAGTTGGGTCTTCTTACCAGAAAATCCCTGCCCAACAACTTGACCTGCTCTACCTCTCATAGAACACATTAAAACATTATCATATTCTAAATCAAAATTTAAGATAGAAGCAACTTGATCACCAACATCATTAACTTCACATAATACAAATGCGTTATTATAATTATCTGCTACTTCTTTAATTATGCTAGGGAATAGCATTGGTTTTATTTCATTATTCCTATACTTACATACCAATTGGTGTGGGAATGTTGTAATATCAATAACAGTAAATGCTGAGTAGTCTGCACCAACTCCTCTCGCAACGTCAACTGTAATTACATAATTATTATCATTTTGTACATCAGTAAATACATCTAATCCTTGGTGTGTTATTGATGGTTGTTCATATACCATCGTTCTAAGTTTACTGGGTGCAATCAGAGTATCAACAGATCCAAGAAATTCACACTCAAACTCAACTTTAAACTGTTGCTCGGATGTGTTTGCAATTGTTTGACGTTTCCACTCGGCATCTCTTCCTGGTACATCACTCCAATGAACTTCTGTTGGAATATATTCGTTCTTACTACGTTCTGCGTCGTGCCAAATTTTATAAAAGTGATTCATACCATGAGGGGTACTCACGATAATAACTTTTGTATTTTTACCTGAAGAAATTGTAGGATATACTGAACTGAAGAATTGATCAGCAATATGATTTGCAACGAACGCAAACTCATCAAGGAAGATAATATTATATGATCCTCCACGAACTGCAGATGCAGATGTAGATGCTGCAATAATCTTCGACCCGTTCTCTAATTCAAGAGATGCTTTGTTCCATGTTAATACCCCCTGCTGTAACCACTTGGGAAGATTCTCATATGCAGTTTGTAGACGATCAAGCAAATCCTTAGCAGTTGCTGCTTTGTTAGCAAGAATTGCAATATTTACATTATCATTAAAAAGTGCATAATGAAGAAGATAAGATACAACAATAGTTGACTTACCCGATTGTCTGGGAAGTTTACATACATTAAATCGATTATGATGGAATCGATCCAACATAACCTTTTGAAACTCATACGGTTCAAAATTTTTCAGACCGTAATCCAGAGTAACAATTTGAATATAATTTTCGGCAAAATATACTGGATTATCAATACATCGTGCAAACTCAAGAACTTGATCTTGTGAAAACTCTTGAGTGGTATTTGCTTTTTTTAGTAGGGGATTACCGAGGTAATGATCAACAGCCATAATTTAGTCAGTTAAATTTTCAAATTCCAATATCCGAAGCGCCAACTTGTGTGCCAGTAATAGTTGCTGCACCTCTCAAACCTTGACCAGCAATTAAATGAATTAGAACTCCACTTGACGCAGGAACACTTATTGATCCAAGATCAGCATCATCAGCAGCATTGCGAAGAGTCACATTAGATGCACTGGTAGCAGTGTTTGATACCCAAACCGCAGTTGCCGATGTAAATTTGGTTGTGCCTGTTGCCAAAGCAGTGGCATCTCCTAAAATCTTCATTTCTTTATACTTTTATTTGTATTTATGATTGATACTATTTTTTCTTTTTCTTCTCTGTAGCAACATTAATTGCTTTACCTTTACGGTTTGGATTGCTATCCTGTCGATTCTTTCTTCTGAATGCACTATCCTCTTCTTTATCTGAGAGGTTGCGCTTCATTTTTGAAGAACCACATTTTGGTTTGGTTGTTTGACCTGGTTGTTTTGCACATGGTTTTCCTGCAAATTTACCACCCAATTGAACCCAACCAGGCTTGCCATCACTAGAACGACTCTTGCCAAACCAGTCGCGCAAAGAACTATCGCCACTTTTGTTAGACTCATTAATAAATTCCTCAAATGTTTTCATACTAGCAGTTCCAGCGACGTAATGCTTTGTTTATTTTAGAGTCTGGATCTCTTGCAGTTTTTGCAGAGGTCAGTCTCTTTTTCATACCTTTCATCCTGGAGCAGAATGAAGATCTACGCTTAGCATCTTTAGATCCCTTCTTAATTTTAGAAGGTTTAGTAGTAACTGCAGTCTTAAGTTTAGAACCTGGATTCTCTCTCTTATATGCATTTACTGTACTTTGACTCAGACCATCAGTCTTATCTTTTCGATTGGCTTTTTGCCAATCTTCTTCTACTTTCCCAGGCGATCTTCCTCTTTTTTATGTGCCTGTAAAAACTTCTCCTGAATCTGATGGAATGTCATTCCTTCAGACTTATTGCCATAGTTAGAAGCGCCCTTCTTACGACACTGAACTAATCTACCGCTAGCATACGCAGAAGGCCAAACCTTTGCACTTGCTTTTACTTTCTTATAGCAAGCATCTTTCTCGCCTGCTGCCTCTTCTACTTCTTCAAGACCAGGACAACACTTTTTACCATGAATTCCACAGTCTGTTCCTTTTGCAGTTTGAGCACACTCGGTCTCTTCAAATCTTGCTTTGGACTTTACCTTTTTACCATCGGGTCCAGGTACATACTCGCCAGTGTCAGAACTCTTCATGTCACTGCTATTTACAGTGCCATCTGCATTAGAGTCAACTCTCTTGACTGCTTTACTGGTAAGTTTCTTTAGGTTCCCACCACCAATAGATGACTCATCTTTTGATTCTTTTTGTACTCTTACAATAGGTGAATTGTGAGGAGCATACTGACTAGGAAGATCAGTTCTCTGGAAGCGAGTTACTACTCCACCAGGATACACTTTTTCAATTTCTCTTTGAACATCTTCTCTCTTTGGCATAGATGCCTGAGGGAAGAACATCTTCATCATAAGAGATCTGCCTCTCCACATGACAACAACTGCTAACAAGTTACCATACTCTGCTGGAAGTCTTGTTGCCTCATCAACTTGAGTTTCTTCCTTTGTTGTTGCTTTAGCAGATTTGAAGTTACGAGCCATCTGCATTGATGCTTTTTTCTGTGCCTTTGCTCTCTTAGAACCTGGTTCGGTCCTTTCAAGATCATCAGACTTTTGCATTGCACGACGACCAGGAGACATACGTGCTTTTTCATCACCACTCAATACTCTTTTATTAGTAGGAGATGGGGACTGATACATTCCCTTATAATCTTCAGTAGTCTTTTCTGCTTTTTTCTTAGCAGATTTTTTTACATACTTTTCTTTAGTAAAAGATTCTGGTTTACCACCATAAGCGGCTCTAACTGGTGCAGAACCCTTCACATAAGTTTCTGATTCTGAGACTTCATCTTCCTTCACACAGTCAGGAACCATTTTACCGCCTTTATTCTTCATACCTTTTTTCTTATATCCTACCCAACATTTCTCTGCAATATCTTCAGGTTTAATTAAGTCAACAACTTCCATAAACTTATTGCCGAAAGCATCTTCAATAGCAAGAGATTCTCCCATGCCACCGCCGTCTCCACCGCCGTTGTCACCTTCACCACCTTCTACTGGTTTATCAATACCAACTTCTTCTGGTTCGCGACCACCACCACCATAGCGTGCAGTCATCTTCAATCCTTCAGGAATTTTTTTACACTTCTTATCTGTATAGCAATAATACATTCCTTTGCCACACTTCTCTTCACCGAGAATAATATCAACTAGTTTTAATCCAGGAATAATCTCTTCTTGCTGACCCTGCTTAAGGTTGGGAAGACCAACTCTGCCACTAGGAGTCAACTTTTTTTTAGCGACTTCCCTTTCATTTGGGTTAGTAGATTTTTGCATATTACTAATCTTTGCCTGCTTTTTTGCAGTTTTATGATTTGTAGGATTTATATCGAAACTTGCCATTTCCTAGAAAACAGTTTTTTTCTATTTATCTTCTTCAATATTTTTAGTTTGCGCCTTAATCATTTTAGATAACTCTGCAGTAGATCCAAAGAACATTGCGTTGTTAGTTACATTTGTTGGACCCTTTTCGTCAGCGTCCAAATCCTTTACCTTTTTTTGTAGATCAATTAATTTATCGGTTGCATCTGCAACGTTCTTGATCAATTGTCCGACGACTTCAAATTGTCTTGCTTGTCCACTATCTTGTGCGAGTTCCAACGCAGTATCCAATGCTTCTTGTCCCTTCTCAATGATGGAATAGAGATTACCTCTCGTATATTCATAATCTTTAGTTACATCCTCAGATTCGGAAGGTTTTCTTATCTCCGTCCTTTGTTTTTCTGGTTTTACAATTTCTGCTTCCACATCAAATGTATCGTTGAGATCCTTAAACTTTTCAGTCATACTAATTACCATCAAATCCAAAATCATCACCAGCTTCAACTGATGAATTGTCTGCAGCAGTGATTACAAGAACACCTGCACCTTCAACATGTTCAGCAGAACTAGTTCTATACATTCCGCGCTTAACTGTTAATTCTCCACTACTCTTACTCATAACATACATGGTCTCATCATCAATAGTAATATATGATTTTACGGGAATATTTTGATCATCATTAACCTTTAACAAAGAACCCTCAGAACTAAGGTCTTCTGCAATATTTGTGATAACATTACCATTGTATGCTTTTGTTGCTCTTGGTGTTGTATATGTGATAGATCTTGTTGCTTCTGGACTTGGAGTTCCAGCACCCAAACCAACAGATACTCTGGTAATAATATCCTTGCTGCTGGATGGAACTGGACCAAACAAGAATGTTTTTGCAGTAAACTTTAAGGTGTATAATAAAACTCTTCTAGAAGTATAATCACCTTCATAATTATCTTGGAATGATACACTCTCTAATGTAATCGGAATATCCCTAGATTCCCCAATAGATTCAATCAAGTCAATTGTTAGATTAAAATTTGGTTGAAAATATGGTAATATTTGCTCAACAATTTGAAGAGCATCATCATTTAACAGTGTCATAACATTCAACTCAAATTCCATATTATATGGAACAGGAAAGAACATTTTTTTAATATCTTTCTTATCTACTCTAGGTGCTACAGCATATGCTTGAGTAGTTGCTAACTTACGTCCATTGTCATAAGATACTCCAGTAAACTCAAACGACATTCTGGGTAGACTGATTTGAATTGGTTTATTCAGATCAGGTTGTTGTTCAATTCTTGCCAAAAACTTTTGGGTCGGTCCATATGCAAGGGGAACCTTAATAATCTCATTACCATCCCTATTTATTTCTATACCATTAAACAGAGTTCCAAAAGCAATCACCGTCTTCCTAAAAATTTGATGATAAAAATGATCAAACATGGTCTATCTCCTACGGGCTGCCAAATGGATTACTTTCACTAAAGTCAAGAATAGAATCTGCTTCCAGTTCAATGGTATTGTTCTGTGCGTAACCATTTTCTGGAATGTTAAACTTATTTAGGTCGATATTTGCGTAAGCAGCACCACTCGCTTGACCAACTATTGCTTCACCAGTATTAAAGGTTCCTACAATATCTTTTAATTTGAGAATTTTAGTTACCGAATTCCAGGAGTTAACTCGTGCAGTTGCACTACTTGCTGCACCAACAACATCCTCATTAGTTAGATATGTACCATAACCAACAGTATTTTTAGGTCCATCGATTCTAATCTCAGGAACTGCGTCAAAGTATCCACCAGCATCTTCAATTATAAGTTCACTAATTGTTCCAAGACCAGATAGTCTTGCAGTGATTTTTGCATCGATTGTTGTACTTGCAATGCCAGGTGCAACAACAGTAACATTTGGAATACCAATATACCCACTACCACCACTTGTTATCGTTACAATACCGATAGCAGCATCAGATATTTGAGCAATTGCATAAGTACCAGATCCTTCCCCACCATGGAAAGTAACTCTTGGAGATGTAGTATATCCAAATCCAGGATTGGCAAGAGTAACTTGTTGTACCCTAAGGTTGTCTGGACTTGTATCACATAGATCAATAATTCCACCAATCATTGATGCAATACCTACCGCAGTTTTACCTGATGTTGGAGCAGAACTAATTGCAACTCTAGGTATACTTGTGTAACCAGATCCTCTTCTACTTACAATAATTCTTCTTACAGCACCATCATTTAGTGTTGTAATTGCAGTCGCTGTAGATCCAACTCCAACCATATTGAAGGTTTGAATGTAACCAGCATCTTGAGTATTGTCATCAATTTCAGAGATACCAGTATCAATCTCTTCGTCATTGTAAGCAAAGAGTTCTAATCTAAGTTCATAAACATAATTTTTCTGTAACTGCCAGAATGGTTTCTCATGTTCAACATATTTTATTTCAAATAATCTATCCCCAAGAGGGAAGTATATAAGATCTCCTTCTTTTGGTCTTGATGTAAGTTTTGTTTTATCTATTATTGCTGCCTGTTGCTGTACAACAGACTCATACCTCTCTTTTGATACAATTATTGTTAAATCATCAACTTCCTGTACACCAAACTTAGACAGCAAAGTTCCAGCACCACTAAATCCATCATATGTGTCAACATATGCTTCCAGAGGAATTGCTGCAGTAAACTCAGACCTAGACACTTCCTCCATCACAGTTTTTTCATTCTGGAAGATTCTGGGAAGATAATAAACTTCCACTCCGAACATTTTAAGTTGTTCGTTTACTAGATCTTGGACTAAATTTTGTTCTCCAGAAGAACCGTGGAGAAAGAATGGATTTAACGCCATATTGCTATCCGATCATGTCTAATGGTGGGAGTTCGTATGTGGAGGACATCTTATCCATTAATGCGGTTAATTCGGTTACGCCATCATCATATATTTGTCTTCCATTTAACTCTGTTCCACCAGGGAGTTTTACTCCTTGGAATTTTATTAAATTTTGTCCCCATTGCTTCTTCAAAGCAGCGGTTACATATTTCTTAAGGAAAGAATCATTCCATACTCCAGTAGAGTCGTCTGGATCAAGAAGTCTGTAGCAATCAATGACCAAGATATTTCCAACATCTACGGCGGACCAGTCCATATCTACATATAGTCGGTCTTGTCTTTGATTAAATCTTATTTGTTTTTGTGTTGTTAATAAAAAATCAATATCAGATAATTGTCTCTTAACCATGGAATATGTTAAGAGTTCAAGTGAACTAAAATGATAAAGATCATTTAAGAATAACTGATACTTTATATTAAACATTCCAGCGGAGATACTACTAGATCCCTCCATTTGGAATACTTTAGTGATACCAATAATTTGAGGTGGAACAGGTATAAAGTTCTCAGTTTCATAGAAGTCGAACGTAGTTGGTGTTCCGCCAATTTTTGCCGTTACTTGAGTTGATGCAATACCAACTCCACCTACTTGTGCTCTTGCTCTATCAATGTCTGCTTGAGTTATTACATATTTTAAAAATGTTTGGACTACACCATCAAAATGACGCTCATGGAAAAACTGTAAAGAATCATCGATGATATCATCGACTTGCTCCTCAGCAACATTGATCTCCAGCACAGGAGCACCTAGTTGCCTCTTTGCGTAGTCAATCAGTCCTTGTCTGCTTGCTGGAGTTGCCATCTTACTTGTCCTTGTTTATTAACTGAATAAGAAGATCCTTGATTTCACTAACATCATTTTCTAATTTGTCAAGTCTTTCTTTTTCTTTACCCTTTGCCACTTTAAGATTTTTATATGTGTCATAGCCACTCTTGTCTCGATTCACAATCGCATTTGTTTGTGAATCTCTGACAAGAAAGCTATGACCTTCAACTTTAAGATACCTATTGTCCATATTATGCAAGTGCAATAACTCTAAGGTCTCTGATTCTTGGCGGGTACGCCTGGTTTGTTGAGGTTCCCACGAGTTTAATGGTAAAGTATTTAAACTCTGGCAGAGTATCTATACTGAACTCAAAATCTTTGTAGATTAGGTTATCACTGTCAGATGCCAAAACATCTGTTTTGGAAACTTTTTTGTTTGGTAAACCATTACTCTCTGCAAAGTCTAGAATTTTACCATTTACATCCAAGTTGGTATAACCAGGGAATGGGTAGTAAAGTGGTTCTATTTCTGGAGAATTACTAATAGAATAGAACGCTCTGATGTCATTGTAAGTATTGACATATCCTGCAAGAAGCACCTTAATAGATGTTGCGGGATTTTCTAGTTCTACTGGTTTGTTTGCATAGATGAATGCGGTTGGATCCTCATTAAGACTTGCGGTCCTTGGGTCATTTTTATAATCTGTAATTGGAGCATTTACTCTATTAGAGATCATAACCATACCAACTCGATCAAGGTCAATAACTGGAGATACATTACTATTTGCGGTAGACAATGTAAATGTCAGTTCCATAGATTTATTACCAGGAAGACTATTGAGTTGTGCAAGCTCATTGACTCTAGAAGCAACCATTCTAGGTTCTGGAAGATAAGTGTCCTCATCGAGATTGATATTTGTCTTCTCAGTCTCAATGAATGAGATCTCATTACCATCCACACTAGTTGCTGAAATACCCTTCAGTTCTGCCGATATGGTTGTTCCTGGAAGAGTCATAGTTTGAACAATTGGTCTAACTGCTTCATACTGAATATTCTGTGTAGCGTAGATAAACTCTCCACCACTAGATTTAGCAGAATTAATATAGAGTTTATTAAGACCAGATCCAGAACTTCTATCAACACCGTTAATTGCAGTATTGACTCTAATGTAATAAGAATCGAGAGTAATTGATCGGTTAACAAGAGCATCTTGCAGAGCGTGATCAGTATTGATCCTTCTCAGAGAGATACCATTGTTCTCATACTTCTGAATAGAAGTTTTTAATGGATATGTAAAGGTTCTTGTGTTATCAATACCTCTAGTAATTCCAATTAACTGACCTGCAGCGACACCAGTGTACGAGATGATCTCGTCATCAAGAAGTACATAACCTGGATTAGTAGATGCAACAGATACATTCTCAAAAGTATTGTAACCAAGGGTACTTGCAACACTGATTGGTCCTGAATCTGAGTTTGTATACTCTGCGGTAAGATTGGTTGCTTTAATATCACCCTTAACACCAGCAATTCTTACCGTGTTAAGTGTGGAATGCATACCATGGTTTTTATGATTAACCTTGATATGTAGACCATCTTCCGCAAGAGTTGCAAGTTCAAAATCAAGAATTCGCGTATTACCACCAGAAACCGAAGTCAGAGTTGTAATCCCTGCAGCACTTATAAATTGTAAGGGTTTAGCGCCGTTGAGTTCAAATTCGCCCTGGATATTATCAATGATTAATTCATTGATACCAGTTACATTTCCAAGAGATAGTTGAAGATTTCTTCCTAACTGATCATTGCCGAAGTTGCCAACGGTAAATACATCACCGACTTGATAACCAGAACCACCAGTATTAATTGTTGCTCCAATAGCAATACCGTTAGTAGATCCTTGAGCACCAATTGTAATATCAGCAGTGGCATTTCTGCCATTACCACTAAATGTTACGAGTGGCACATTTGCAAAGGTAAACTGAGTCCCATTAGATGGAGTATATCCAATACCTGCGTTGATAATTGTCAGATCTCCTGTTGCAGATCCACCAGCACCAACATAGTCACCACTTACATTAGCGTTCTCTTGAATAATAGTATTACCAATAACCAAACTAGAGGTATCGATAATATCCTGACCCGTAAGAATTACTCTCTTTGACTCAAATTCAAACGCATCTTTGACGAGGTTTGCAATCTGACTATTACCCTTATCAAGTTCTGGGTTAAAGAATGATATGGTAGCACTCTCATCAAAACCTGCAGTATAAAGACTAAACTTGAGATCCTCATATTGAGAAGCATTCCAAGTAGAACCATTCTGAGACTTGAACAAGGAACCTAGGTGTGGTTGTGCGGACACAAGAACCTGTCTAGATTCTGCTTGAAGCAGAGTACTAATGTCAACCTCACCCATTCTGGAAATCCAGACGGTATATTCGTTAGACTGTGACAGAAGAACAACGCAGTGTTCTGTTCCACCATTCAAGTAAACTGGTGCAGGGAACAATACCGTTGTAGGAACCGTTGCATCAAAAGACTCTTCAATTTGATCAGATTCGAGAATTACTTCTCCAAACGGATAAATTTCATTTGATGGATATCCATTAACCATTGGTCTCAGTTGTACTGTGACAGATAAAAGTGGATCCTTCGTTCTGAAGAATACTTCAATTTCTGTTACAAATGCACCTGGATCATCCACAATCGTAAATGATTGTGCCAAGGGATCTTTACCTCTTCTGGGCGGTCTTGGGGGACGTGGCGGACGAGGTGGTCTCGGAGGACGTGGCGGTCTTGGAGGTCTTGGAGGGGGCGCTGGACGCGGACGTGGCGCTGGCCTAGGTCGCACCGATGGACGCGGTGGTGCCGAAGGTCTTGGCCTTGGTGGTGGTGGTGGTGGCGGTGGTGGTGGCGGTGGCGGCGGTAAGACCCTAACGCTAGTACTAGTACTATTAGTAATTGCAGTGGTTACCTGTACATCAGTTGCTGGTCTAGCTTCAGCTGTTGCTCTTCTTTCAAATCTTGGTTTTCTTGTAGATCTAATAGTTTCTTGAACATTATTGAGAGTACCTGAAGCAAAGTACGCTTCTTCTCCGCTAGTATCTGTAAGACCACCGATAGTGCTATTTACAGAACTACTTGTAAGTCTAAAGACTTTTGTACCAACCTCAAAGGTTGGGTTTGTTGGATTATTTGGATTAGGAATAAAGAATGTTCCAATAACAGTTCCAATTCTGTCAGTAACTAACTTAACATCGGTAACTTCTGCTTCACCAGTAGCACCTCTGAGGCGCATACCCGTTCTTATCCAACCAAAATAACGTGATTGATTACTTTCTGAGAGAGTTCTGGTATCTACGTTAAGAATAACTGAAGAACTAGAATAATTCTGAGGAATCGTATAGTTCTCGTCATATGGACTTAAGGCATAGGTATCAGTAGGTTGATTAATTGGACCATACTTGTGGTTAGACTGAGCAACTCGGAATGAAATTGTAGGAGATGCCCCAATAACAGTGGGAGTTGCACTAGTTGACATAGAACCAGTTACAGTTTCACCAACAGTGAAAGTTCCACTGATCATTCTAATTTCAACTAGTTTTGGAACAACAAATCCATTTACATTAACACCATCAAAGAATCCATAAACTCTAGTTCTTGGTTTGAACTTTCTACCAGTAAATTCAACATTACGTGATCTCATAAATGCGACCACATCCGAACTTACAACCCTATCACCTTCATTGATGGTCTCAGTTTGTTCAGAAACTCTAAGTCTCTCTCCAGCTCTATTCTCAGTACCAGTCCTAGTGGTTGTTGTTACTGCAGTAGTTCTTAACTGATTAGTTGTAGTGATCGTTCTACCACTCTGTACTGAACTACTTCCAGTTGTAACTGTGCTCCTTGCTACGGTAGCAGAAGATCCAGTCCAGGTTGCTGCCCAAGCACCCCAACGTACAGGTCCTAAACCAGTTTGTGCATCATAACCTGCAAACTCAAGTTGAAGTCTTGATTGAGTATAATCATCAACATTGATTCTCTGTGGTGCCAATCTCACTTGGTCAATCCAGATATCAGACGTTGGGAAGAGTTCAATATTACCCGAGTAAGTTGTAACCAGATATGGAGTTACGTTTTCAACTCTAGTAGCAAATGGATTTTGAATCTCAAGACCATCAACATAGTTGATAGTGATTACCTGACCAGTTCTTCTAAAGTTAGAACCTACAATGTCAGTTACAAATGCAGGACTTACGTTTGGATTTGCAGTAGTTCCAATACCAATCAAAGATCTAGAACCAACTAACATATCAACTTCAGTTGTGAAGTGTGATGGTCTTAGTTCAGTATTAAGTGGGTCGATAGAATTTGTAATGTTACCTGATTTGAGTTGATTCTGAGTACTTGTAAAGTTGTCAACAAAAATACCAGATTTAAATCTAGTCAGACCACTGTCATCGGGGATAATTAATGCTTCAGTCTTTGCTTCAAGCAGAGACAATGCAGTATAGTACTCAAGATTCTTAATTCGATCTTCCAGAATTGCAATATCTTGCATTCTGTATCTCTTATGTGACTTCAGAGAAATGCTAACATTTTCAGCATTGCATAAGTATGGTGGAAGATTGATAGTAGCAACTTCTAGAGCATTGTCTATTGGAAGAGGTGGAAGTGGAGATTCGCTAGGAACACCCTTCAATAATTGGAATCCGCCGTCTGGATTAAAGTAAATTTTATCAATTCTTGGTAGATAGTGCCCATAAGTAATTAAAATAGACTCATCAGATGCAAGAATATTCTTAGCAGAGTTTGTCCCATCTTCAAAAGTGCGGGAATTGAATTCAAATGGAGATGTTGTAGTAGAATTTGGATTAAATTGTCTTACTCTTGGTCTAATATCAAGAACATCAGATAATCTTGTATTATCCCTAAGGAGAGGAAGGTCACAATAATCAAATTGATCGTAAGAAGATATCGTTGTCAGATCACCTTCAGTCGAGTCACTATACTCTGCAGACTCAAATATAACTCTTAACTGCCTTCTAGGTGCTTTAGAAGATGGTTTTCTTATCAGTCTTGAGTAGTCAACAATAGTCTCCCTATGACCAGAGTCTAATGTATATCTACTAAGAATATTTTCATCACCTAGATCAAAATCATTAATTGTTCCAGTAATACCAGTAGTCTCTGTAAGAATAGATTCTCCAATCTCAAAACGAAGATCATTGAGATATACTAGACCTGCAATAGAAGAGGTTGGTTTTTCAATGAACAGACCAATGGCACCACTAGTTTGTCCAACGATTTCTTCACCAATAATAAAGTCGTCAGTTTTTCCTGTAGGACCATTAAGATTGAATAACGTAATATTAGGTATATTTGGTTGCCCGTTGTCATCTGCTTCAAATACGGCATAGACTTTAATTACGTCTGGTTCAAGAAGACAAACATCTTTATCTTGAACTCTAAGACCATAACCATATGAACCATAGGTAAGACCGTCGTTCAAAGTGGTTGATCCAATACCCGATGAAGATAATTTGGATTTATTGACAATGATTGAATTTGTTTTAATCGAATTTTTGACTTTATTAGTTACATTAGTCTTCTTGAGGGTTGCAATTAAGCGTCCAGAACCAGTAACATCAAGACCAAAAATTCTTAACTCTCTTCCACCATTTGTATATCTAAATTTATCCGCAGTTAATTCTTCAAATCCACCTTGACTATTAATGAGTACATAACGCTCTTCATCATATGCGAGGAATGTCTCATTATCTCCTGCTTGAATGGTATTAGTTGCATTTGCAGTAATAGTGACATTAAACTCTTTCTTGATAGAAATAGTCGATTTAGTAAGATCTACTGAAGAGACAAACTCTTTTGGCAAAGGAGTGTATAGAGTATTGTCTGTTGATGATTGGAATCTTGTTCCGATAATCTGAAAGTCTGCGGGATTAATGCTTGAGGTTGGCAGACCGCCGTCATTAATAAGCGATACTGTAGTAATGCCAGAAATAATAATATTATTAGGGTCAGTAACACTGTCAACTTTCGCATAAGTTTTAATTGAGGTACTTCCAAGTAAATTATTTGTAAACGATACCAGATCTCCAGATTTAATGAGATTCGTAAATACTTGGTCTGAAGACGTTACTGTGGATATTCCTGGAGCGGATCCAGACTTCGGGGAAATGGTAATACCACTATAGTCTACTTTAGAATACTGCTTAACATCAGAGTTAAAGGTCTGTCCAGCACCAACGCTACTGTAGAGTGATTTTACATCAGCAACACTGTATTCTATAACTGAAGTTGAAATTCTTCCATCATCAACACCATTAAATACGAGTTTCTCTCCTTTAAGGAAAGATCCTTTAGTGCCATATGCAGTTACAATACCAATAGCAGTATCATATCGCAAGTGTGCTGTGGCACCACTAGACTTACCAACAATATATGTTGGCACAGTTAATGTTGATGCTTGATTGAGACTAATCTCAGTATATGGTTGAATATCATATAACGTAACATCCCACTCATTGATATCGGATGCTACCGATGAGTATGATCCAGACTCCAGTGCATAGTCATATACACGAGCTACACCAATTTCTTTACCAGCAGGGGTAGTACTTGTTACACCAATTCTAGAATCTCTAAGGCTAATATTTGATGATGTACTAAAACCAATTCTAGGAGCACCAAATGTTCTATTAAGAGTTAAAGTAGGTCCAGTAAAGTAATTAACTGCTTGTTCTTTTAATGTTTTAATAGATCTAGTTTTGGGGAAATCTAGATAATGAACTGTACCAGAATCTACCTCAAAACCCCGAATAAATGCTTTACCTGGGGAGATCTTATATGTTGCTAAATCACTACTAGGAATATTACTATTATACGTTAACTGATCTCTTGAGAAGATGCCATTATTACCCTTACGATCATCAAGAGACTCTCTAGAATGAATAGAAAATGGTTTTACATAGAAGTCGCCAGACTGATCATAGGTTCTCCTTGCAAGTTCTTCTGCTAACTCATTATATTTTGTTCTGTCTTCTATATGCTGTAAATCGCCATCCCTAATCAACATTAACTGAACAAAGTTTTCACTTTTATCAGACTCTAAAGGTCTCTTTGCAAGCAAAGCACTAATTCTAAGTCTGTCTGCACCTGGGGCAGCATAATTATTAAAACCCTTTGCATTATCAGTAAGAGTATTGTCTTGATTTGATGAGATTACTTCCTCAAAGATTTCAAGACCAACCCTATACGATGGATCCGATTTATGAGCATCCAGAATTAAAGTTTGTGACGGAACCTTTACAAACGTTCCACGAAGAAAATATACGCCTTCTGTTAAAAATACTGCCGAACCAATAGCAGTTGACTTAATTGGTGCAGTATTTGCAAATCCCTGACCAGATTGGAAGTTTACAATAGTAGTTGAAAGATTATCCTCTAAAAGGAGAGTCTCGTCATCGTCAAAAATATCTTTACCTTCATTACCTGCACCAACATAACTTACAAAGAATGTGTAGTAACCGCGTTCAGATGCATCCGTTCCTTCATAAAAAACTATTTTCGCAAGTACATTGGAGTTTTGACCTCTAATGTATACATTTACTAGATCATCCGCGTAGTTATCAATAGGAACCCCAAGATATTCGGGTTCAACCTCTACAGAAAAGAGGGTATTATTATAGTTAATTTGTCCTGGTATGACAATAGAACCCTCTTTAAATAAGTGGGTTCCAACCTGTTCAACTTGATCTTGAAGAACTGCTTGGAGTGAAGTTAACTCCCTGGCTTGAACTGGCAGCCCTGGTTTAAATAGTACTCTGTAATAATTCTTTTCAGAATCAAAATCATCAAAATAAGGAGATACATTGAGATTAGTTTCTTGTGGCATAATCCTTTAGAATTGCAAAATAACTTTGATATCTTCTCTTTGATTTACTGACCTAGTAATGGAAGGTCTATTATCAACGTAAAGTATGATTCCAGAATATTTTTCTGCTTCTGGATCTGCGACACCCTTAATATAAGTTTGTCCCAGGTAGTATGTTCTATTATTTATCACGGTACTAATACCTGGATTTGTGTCTGTTCCAAATCCCTCATCAATGAACAATTCTTTACTTCCACCAACAATTTTTAATGAACCCCCTCCTTGGAGAGTGCTAGAAAATAAATTTTGATCATAACCAAATTCAGGATTTGATTTTTGAGTCCCATCAGTATTGAATCCGACAAGAGATCTATCTTGCCAGTACCTTAAGACACCAGTTTGAGCATCATATGAGATAACCCTGCCAGTAGCAGTAACTCCTGTACCAATTGTTTGCTTGATTAAAGAATTTGCTTCAAATGTAGTTGTTTTAAAATCTTCTTGGTTTGGTGATTGTCCTTTGAGGACAAGACCATATAAAGCACTTGCCCTATCATCAGATAAGACTGCATTTGATTTAAATCCTTTTGGATTTTCTACAATACCAATTCTTGCGATAGATGCTCCAGTAACAAAGTCTGGATTTTGATCATCATTTTCAATTCTAGAGTAAATTAGAACATTAGTTGACCCAAGTTCTGAATATATATTGGACCCATGACCACCTGGTGGTGGAATAATTATATCAAAAATAGGTGTTGTTGATCCTGTTGGAACATTACCACCAACTAAGTCAATACTGCCATATGTATATCCAGTACCACCATTAGATACTGTAATTGACTCTACTTTTGAATCATTGTTTACGACAATGGTACATTCTGCATCATTACCATCTCCTTTAATTGGAACCCTAGAATATGTAGAGTTTGGAGGACCAACAAGGAAACCTCTATTCCTAACAGTGACAGTTTTTAACTGCCCACTAGTAATTGCATTATTTTTAACCGTGGTATACTCGGCATTAGTCTCCCAATCAACAGGAAGTGGAATAAAGTTTAGAGAGTCAAATTTAATTACATCACTAGGACTAATCGTATAAAGATACTTCCAAACATATCCATCACCACTAGTACCAGCAGATCTTGGTTCTAAATCGGTAAACTTTGGTTCATCTAGAGAAGGTTTTCCATTAGGATTCTCTGGATCAATTCCATTATTTAAACAAATATATACTCGGAACTCACTATTTAAAATATAATAGTTCGACGCATATAAACTTGTTTTGTTTGATGGTTTTGATAAGTTATTACGATTCACATCATGACGATACATATCGTAAATGGTTGCAGATGCCCACTGAATCTTTCTTACGACTGGTCTGATATCATCAGCAGAAATCTTTTTGAGTGCCACCATAGTATCCCAATATGTATTGGAATCGTCAAAGCAATCTCTTGGAGAGGGTGGGGAGGTATCCCATGACGAAGCAACTTCTGAGGCATTAGGTAGTCCAATAAACGTATAATACGAGTTATTGGCGTCCCTAATTTTCTCAATAAAGTTCCTAGCGTTATTAACTCTCAATAAATCAGTTATAATTGCTGCCATTTTTGGAAGAACTTTTTCTATAATCTATTTATTAGGAAATATAACCGAGATATTTGAGTGGATTTTTACGTCTCAATATTGGATTGGTTGTAATACCAGATTGAGACCCATTATGTGCCACATCCCAGTTCTTGGGTCCAATCCTTACGGGAAGACCAACTTTACCCCATGTGTAGTATCCATAGAGTGCAGTTGTAGCAACACCAACTACGTTATTTGATCCAGCACTTTGTAGAGACACAACAACTGATGTTACTGTTGTTCCAAGACCAACGGTTGTTCCAAGTCCATTCAGACCTGCAGGAACTACGGATTGTTTTGTATAGTAGTCAATACATTCATAAGTCATGTCACCATGAAGTGTTGATATTCCAATTACAGAACCATCAGCACTAAGAGAAGTTTGACCAGCACTTACAAAGTTAGTCTGATTAAGGTTAAATAAATCTCCAGTTGTAATTCCAGGGAGAGTTATATTCAATCCACGTCTCATATCAGAATCCATTGGGATATATAAGTCAAAGACCACTCCCATACTGGTTCCTGCACCAATGGTAGTTGTACCAACACCGACGACTAATCCATAGTCACCCTCATATGTTACAAATCGACATTCCTCAAGACCTCTATCTGGTGTAGCAATCAGTACTGGAGGTGGACTAATTGTTGCGACATTAAATTTAATTGGAGAAGAAAGTGCAAACTGCCTGGATGTTGTTGCAAGACCGACATTATCGTAAGTATCAACAATCAAAGTGTCCCCAATTTGATAATTTGCACCACCTTGCAATATAGTAACTGAAGCAACTTGAAAGTTAATTGGACTAAGTTCAATGTCAGCAACAGCACCCACACCCACACCAGATGTATTTTTAAGTTTTGCTCCTCTGAATACATTATTGGAACCATCAATTGGTGGGAATCCAGCACCCTGTTGCTGAACTGTCATAGAAGCAAGAGGCCCGTAATAGTAATTTGATCCACCAGCACCTACTGATACTGAGATTAAAGATCCACCAGCACCAACAACAGCTCCACCCGTTGCTTGTGTGCCACCTGGATATGGAGATGCAATAGTTACCTCAGGTGCAGACGTATACCCATATCCTGGATTTGTAAGAATAACATTTACAATAGATCCTCCTGCACCAATAACTGCAGTTGCAGTTGCGGGTATTACATTATCTTGAGATATGATCTCCACCTCAGATCTTTCATCTGCACCGATTCCTTCAAATGGATTATCAAATAATGGTCTAAGGTCATACACATATACTGAACTAGCTCCAACACCAATATTACTAATAATATTTGTATTTGGATTAACTATTGGTTCATAGTAGACTCTATCCTTACCAATGTATTCATTATCAATGATCTTATCAACTTGTTGCTTAGACCAAGAAAGTGGTCTCTCAAATAGTTCATCTAGTGTTACACCTTGACCAGCATAGTTATTTGTAATAACTTTATCTGCTGCCTTAATTTCCATTACCAGTCTAGGATCTTCAGTAAACGTTGTATTTTGGTTACTATAAAGTTGAACCTCGTCACCAACTTTAACACTGGGCAAAACATCCACTGTGCGAACGTCAATATCTTGTGTACCAGTGTACATAAAGATTTTCGCAGTATCACCTTCTGTTGTAAATCCAGTAACACCACCTTTAGGTGCTTCTGTAAATCTAATGGTGCTACCACCAGTAAACTGATAACCTTCTCCAGGAGTCTGGAGAATGTCGTTAACAAATACCAGAAGATTGGATTGGAGATTAATACCAGAGTTTGATTTTGCGAAGAATGAAATGCTGTCTCCATTTACAGATAGTGGGAATAGTCTTCTTGCCCCATTGAAGAATAAATCAACTCGGTCAAGAACGATAAACTCACCAACATTCCAACCAGAGAATTTGGATGCGAATATTTTATCTACAGTTAGTTCAAACTGAGAGTATGAACCAACACCAACAAATACATGTTGATATTGTAAACTTGCTGGTGATGGTCCAGCAAATACGGTGATACTGTCAGAAGTAAAGGAGGTAATACCTACCGACTTACCATAGATGTTTGTATCCTTATTTGCTCTTGGATATGCTTCAATGCTACTATAATTATCAAGAGAGCACTTGAACAACAGTGACTCATTGGCAAGTCGAATACTATTTGCAGTTGTTAAATTATGAGTTCCAATGGTGAGAACAGAAAGACCTGTCGCAGGATCATAAGTAGCATCCGTAACAGGATACTTGACCAAAGTAGATATACCAACAAATATTGTGATTGTATCTGTTGTTCTACTTGTAATTGCAGTTACAATTCCAGCAATCGGGTCAGTTGCTTTTGGATAGTATGTAACAGTTGAACCGCCGTCCATGCCACAAGTAAATGCGATTGTACCTGTGGCAATACCTACAGTATTCGATGTTGTATATGGGTGTCCTGGAATAGTTAGAATAAGTTCTCCAGTAGAACCAGAATAAGTTGCCGTAGTTGGAGTAGTTGTGCCAATTCCTGTTACATTGACACTTCCTGCTTCGGCACTTACAAATGTGTGTGGATAATCACCACCAGCAACAACAGGAAGAATTGCATTGGAGGTCTTTGTAGCAAATGTTTGAATTCCAACAGTTCCTCCAATTGCAACAGTCAATTTCTCGCCAGAACCATACCCATATCCAAATTTATTAACTTCAAAGTTAAGAATGGTACTATCAAAACTTGGAATAAGATCGACAGTTGCTCCAGTACCAAATCCAACATTATCTGATGAATAAATTAGATCAATACCATCAAGTGGTAATGGTTGATCAATTACAACATCAAGAGGCATTCTAACTTCACCACACCTCTTATATTCATGAGTATATGGAGATATGCCAGAATTAATGATGAATGAGAAATCATCAACAATTTTAATAACAGTTGTTCCATCTACAGAAGGATCTTGCCCCGTTGGTGAGTTATTAATTTGTCTAGGCGCTTTAATAATCTCTTCAACAATACCACCAGAACTGTAGAAAGTTGGGACAGTACTTACGCCAACATTGATTTCAAATTCAGTAATACTATTAATTTTAGTAACTGGTGTACCACAATAAGTTGGATCACTGACTCTTGGATAAGTATGAATTCCAACCCCTAGATCACAAGTAAATCCAAGTCCAGTAAGAGCAGTATCGGTGCCAATTTTAAGTTTGTGACCGAAGGTTAATGTTCCACCACTTACGTAATAATGAGGGATAGTAGAAATTCCTGCATTAAATGTAAGCGTATTCCAATTTGGTGAAGAAGAAACACTAAATGTGTCTCCAAGAGGAGAGTTTTGAGCATTTCCTGGGAAGATATTTGTTGTAATACCAGTTTGAACAACACCACCAGTCACATATGCATGAGAGATTGAAGATATACCAACACTTACAGTAAATGAAGTTGTTGTTCCAACGTTATTGACATTGAAGAAATATCCTTGAGATCCATCTGGGAACTTAGTTGTAGTAAGTCCAGCGGTTACCTGACCAGCATCATTCTCAACATAAGAGTGTTGGATAGTTGATATACCAACATATAATTCAAACTTATCGGATGCTATTACATTAGTAACAGAATACGTATATCCTTGAGTTCCATCTGGGAAGATGCTAGTGGTAACACCAGAACCTCCTGGACAAGAGAACTGAAGATTGTCAAGTCTAATATCACTACCAATTCCTATAATACCAGTAATAGGCTGAGAAGTAGTAACTGTAGACAAACCAGTAGCATTGTCATACTTGAACTGTGTAACCGTAAATGTCTGTCCATAACCAGTTGCTCCTCCAACGTTACAACTAAAAATAAGTTCTCTCATCTTAAAGTCGTCGGATGCACTCAAACCATGATCTGTTGTGGTAAATACCGTTGCTAATCCAGTCGTGTTATCATATACAAAATCATAAACACCAAAAGTTTGACCATAACCAACACATGATAATCCCAATCCAGCAAGACTAAAGCTTCTTCCGATAGCAGTCATCGGAACAATTTTCATTGGTTCCAATGTTGTAATTGTTGCAAAACCAGTAAGATTGTCATAAGTGAAGTCACTTACGGTAAACGTAGAGGTTCCAGTACTAACTGTCATGATGCCAGTTGTATTGTCATACAGGGCGTTTGTAACGTCCACTGGTGGGTAGTAATCACAGGTGAATGCTGCACCTACAACTTGGACTTCATTACCCAACTGCAAGTTATGTCGGAGTAAAGTTGTAACAGTTGTTATACCAGTTACAGAACTATATCCAATATTAGTTATTTCTTTAGGTTCATAGAAGACTTTAGTGCTAGTAATAGCAACACCAACAACATGACCATCAACAATAGTTGCAATACCAACATTAGTGATATTTGCTGCACCAAAACTTGCAGTTTGAATACCTACAGATACAGTTTGTAAACCAGATCTATAACCAGCACCAGAATTACCAATTGAAATGCTTTCAATTGTTCCTGTTGAAGATACTAAAGCAGTTGCACCAGCACCAATTAGGGGTTGGAATCCATATCCTTCTTTAGAGGCAACACTAACAATGATGCCACCTTTTGGAACATTATTTACATTAATATCACTATGAATTTGTGGGTCAGTAAGTTCTCCATTAAATCCAAGTTCTAATGCACCACCACCAGCTTCTAATTTATAATCACCCTCAATATTAGTAAGAACATTACCGAGTCTTTGAGGACCTTGGAATATATCATCAATTAGAATGATTGTGTTCTTTGCAACAATATTATCAATATCATTTCCTTTATATTTTAAGGTAAATGATGTTGTTAGTCCATTGAATTCATTGGAAATATCATCATATACAAAGTTATTGTCATATGCAGGTAAGAAACTTGTAGTGAATGCCTGACTAAGTGCAGATCTTAAGAAGATGCGACCACTAAATCTGGAACTAGTAGTAAGTCCAGAGTAATCAACATCACCAGCATCTCGTGCGGTTGTTCCTAAACCTACAGGTACATTGCCCCAAGGACCTTCAATAAAGTGAAGACTATTTCTGACAACACTATAGTTGCCCGCCTGTCTAGTCATGACATCAGAAGAACTATGAGATGCCTCAGTTGATCCCATCCATCCTCTTCTAACTGTGAAGGTATTGCTAATATTATTAGATGCTGCAACAAGCATTACCTCATCATTTACTCTAAGAAGATCTCCACCAAAGATTGAGGTAACACCGACAACATTGATTATAGTTGATCCAATACCAACACCTGCACTTAAGGCAGTAGTGACAGCAGTTCCCACCATTGGGGATTGAATAGTTCCATTAACCGTAATTAAGAGTCTATTGTTGGGTTCAATTGCTCTAAAAATATGGGTAGATCCTATACCTACACCAGTTAAACCAACACCAATTGGGTTAAAAAGAAGTGCATTTGTTGCGGAAATGGCAACTCTGACCTTCTGATTATCTTGTTTAATAATAAAGAATTGAGATGGTAATAATGTTGTGGTTCCAATTCCAACACCAAAGTCAGTTTCTTGAATTTGAATTGAATTTGCTTTATTATTTCCTGGTGGAATATACTCAATGAGTTCTCCACTTACAAAGTAGTGATTATTAACATTAATTGTTCCCTCTCCAATCCCAATACGAGTAGAGTCACTACCGTTAAACTCAATTTCAAAAATAGGATTATTAGATGTAAATAATTCAAATCCTCTCTGTTGCCCATTAAATTGATCACTAAAGTCATCAATGGTCAGAACTCTGTTACCAATAAACTCTTGATATTTTGCAAGGAAGGGTAAGTTGAATAGTATCTCATTCGATACTAATTTGCCACTAACATCGATACTTTTTTCTCGTCCAATATCAAAATCTTTAACAGTATTGATATCTACAATATTTGTTAGGTCCGAAATTGCAATAACAGTATTTAAATCTTGAGATGTTTGAATACCTGATATAGTTGGATCATAAGAATCGATCACTAACTCGCTAAATTTTTTAAATCCTGCGGTGTGATTAAGATTACTTACAATGGGATTCCACTTATCATATGAGATAGAAGATCTAACTGAGTATGAGAAATACTGGTAGTAATCATTATCATGAATTCTCTGGAAGAATTTATTCAGTTTACCTGTATCTCTTAACCAACCTCTTCTAGTAACACTATTGGAACCAATCGTATACTTGGCACTAATACCGTCAACACTGGATATTAGACCTTTGTTTTGCGATGATTGTCCAATTATTAATCCATCAATACTAAACGGAATCTTAGACCTTACTCTTAAATACTCATTTTTAGTGTCATATGATTGAACAACTCCAACATTATCATTCTCATCAATAATAACCTCACCAGTTCTAAATGAATCTTTTTCCAATTCAATAATAAATTGAGGAAAGTATGATTCTGGAGTTACAGTACCAAAGGAATCAAAACTATCGAAGTTGCCTGGTTGTTCACCTGGTTTAAGATATTCGTCTAGACTATATGTGATTGTTGGATTATCTCCAGTTAGGTCTGGATCTACTGCCGTTAAAACAAATAGAGCATACCCATAATCTGCAGAATTATATCCCACTGGTTTGGATACTATGGTGTCAGTGTTTGTGTTCTCAACTATTACTTTATCACCTACTTTGAAAGGATAAGTTTCAGCACTTGAAAATGTAACTGCCAATCCAATTGTGACTACTTTATTACTACTATCAAAATTAATATCTTGAATTCTAACTCCATTTGGATTATTAACTGGAAGAATTCTTGGAGTTACATTATAAAGACCTGTGGTATTTCTTACAATTTGTACATCAGTATCGCCAATATTATAAGCAAGAGAAACTTCACTATTGACTCTTCCAGTAAATCCATCAAGAACAACTAATTGTGGGGGTATAAAATAATTGACACCTGGATTACCAATAGTAATAGATTTAAACTTAGATAACGGTTCAATCTTGTAAGTATATGGGAACTGTGCAATCGGACGCAATGTCTTATCTGGCGGATAATCAAATCCAATATCAGTCAGAACAATAGAGTTTACTTTACCAGATGTAGTACTAGCAGGTAAGAAAATTGCACCTGTTCCACCAGCACTAACAATTTTGCTGACATTTGGTAAACTTCTATACCCACGCCCAATAGAGTCTAATATCACTTTGTCAACAGGACCAATGGCAGTTAGTGAAGTTGTGCTGTAAGTTAATTTTCCCTCATTACTTGGATAAAGAGTTCTCTCTGGAGTTTCTCTGAGAGTATAGTTAAATGTATTAGATGTTATACCAGTGATATTTGTAGTAATATTATACTTACTATTAATAATTGATAATTTATTAGAGTTTTTAATATTAAAAATATCTCTAATGATGCCCAATTTGTCTTCAGATGCCCCATTATATTCGATGGGAACCAAATTATAGAAGAGATTATTAGGAACAGAATCACTAATAATTAATTCTAATTTTGCACCTGGTTGTCCAATAGTGCCTGACGATTTCACACTAAATTCGTTTACGTTTGAAGGGGCTTGACCACCAAGGAAGTCAAAGGTGGCAACTATTTTTTCACCATAGTAAAACTCATCAGATAATTCTTCATCAGAGAATAATATAAATTTAAATGCAGGTAAAGAATTTGCAAGAAGAGTTTGGTCGGACAGATCAAAAATCAGTGTAGAATCTCGAATTCCACTTAATTCTGGGTTAATTAAACTCAAACTACCAAAAGATGTAGTACTAATATTAATAATCTCAACGTCTTCATCTGAAGAGATTACTTCATAGTAATAATTTGATAAGCAGATTGTATTGTCATCAAGTTTAATTACATGATAGATAAGTGAATTATCTAATCCTTGAGGGGGAGATGATGAGTTGAAGATAACTTTCTCACCGTTTTTGAATCCATGGTTTGGAATATTGATACTATTTCTTATGGTATCAACATCAGAACTAATAAAACTTTTTGGGTTGACAACCATACGACGATTGAGGTCATCATATGCAATTTTTATTGATGTCTGAATACCCGCAATTACATTAATAACAGCACTATCTCCATCACTCAAACCATGAGGAGTCTTTGTTGTAATTTTTGCCGACTTTTTATAGACATCAGCAGTAATAGTTAGAGGTTCATTTGTAGTAAAACTATGAATCTCTCCCCCACCATAATCACTAAAAGTATATAATGCTAATGCTTCAGATCCAACACCAACAAATCCACCAGTAGATCCAATACCAATCTTCGCTGTAGAAATTCCGATGGAATTAACATCATACGCTGCAATATACACCTTTTGATCATTCACTAATTGCATGGTAGTTCCTGCAATTCCTACAGTAAATGCTGATCCACCCGCGCCAACATTGTAGGTAAGAAGATCATTGGTTTTAAATCCATGGTTTGGAAGAAAGATTGTATTTAATCTTGGCGTAACAAGAGATTCTTGAGATACACCAGGATTACTAAGATAAAGAAGTCCCGAT